TCAGCGCCACCTTGGGGGCGGCGCCCAATAGTGGCGTCGCTTCGCCAGGGCCTCGGCCTCCTGGTCGCGCTTCACCTGCACGAGCGCCTCGGCCATGAACCGCCGCGACTCCAGATCCGCATCCGGATAGCGACCGGCTGCGCGCAGATCCTCGACGATAGCATCGAGCACGGCACGGCAGCTGTCGGAGCGGTTCGCGTTGGGGAGCTGGCCAGCATACGACCAGAATTCGACGAGCAACGCACGATCGGTCGCATGAGGCAGGACACACCGAAGCGCCAAGCGTACCTCCGGCCCGTCGATCGGCCCGGCCCTCGCGCGCTCGACTGCCGCGCGCAGCACGCGCACCGCCAGCTCGATCAGCGTCGCGCGCACCACAGGTCTCGTATCCCCAGCTCGCGCTCGGTCAGGCCGAAATACTCGGCCAGGCGGCGGTGATCGTCCGGTGCCAATGCCTTCGGCACCCCGTGGTCGATGAACCGAGCGAGATAGCCGTCCCCGTGCCCGATCATGCGCGACAGTGAAGCAAGGCTGTCGCGGCCGCGGCCGACCACTTGGCGCAACGCCTCGCGCGGATCAGCGGTGGCCCGGCTCATGATCGCCCGCACCTCATCACGCCGCGCCTGCTCGATCACAGCCGCCCGCGCGAGTGCGCGCCGACGATCGTGCACCATCGCATTGTGATCGCCCCACCGTTCGATTGACCGACTCGCCATGCTTCGTAGATAGAGACTGTTCCACGTTTGTTCTACGGGATGGGCCATGGAGGAATTCAGCCTCGCCGTCGTCGGCATCAATTACGCCAACGCGGACAAGAGCAATCGCCGCTTCGAGCTGTCGCTCTGCACACCCGGCGAGCCGGTTCGGCTGGTGCTCGAACCGAAGAACAGGCACGATCCGGCTGCCGTCGCCGTGTTCAGCGCCCGCGACCATCAGGTGGGCTACCTGTCGCGCGAACGCTGCCTATGGGTTGGCTCTCGCATTCGCGCCGGCGAGGAATACGAGGCGATATTCCAGGAGCTGGACCAGCATATCGCGTCGATCCGCGTGCGTTTCGGCGGGGGTATGCCGACCTTGCCGGTGCCCAGGCCAAAGCCCGCGGCACCGGATGAGGACGATTGGCTGTGTCGCGACCCGGATGGGCCGGAATGGGGAGCCTAGCCGATCGGGCCGTTCGATATGATCAGTTCGGCCGCGCGCGTGCTGGCCGCGACGCCGATCGTGTATGTGGTCGATGCTTCGACCATCGTGAACCGGGCGAACACCTCGCGCACCCCCGGTGCGTCGTTGATCGACAGAAGGAAACGCCCCTTGATCCCGGCGAGCTGCCCCGCCAGACGCGCGAAGTCGGCCCTGCCGAACACGTCCTGGCCATAGTCTGTCTCGCAGCCCCAATAAGGCGGATCGAGGTAGAACAGCATGCCGGCGCGATCATAGCGCTGGATGAAGACACCGAAGTCGAGCTGCTCGATCACCACGCCTGTTAGCCGCTCGTGAATGTCAGCGAGCAGCGGTTCGAGCTTGGCCACGTTGAAGCGCGCGCCTTGCGTCTTGTCGACACCAAAATGCCGGCCGTTAACCTCGCCTCCGAACGCCAGTCGCTGAAGGTATAGGAACCGCACCGCGCGTTCGAGATCGGTCAGCGTCTCGGGCGGCTGCGCCCTCAGCCGCTCGAATTCTGCACGGCTGGCGACACGGAACCGCAGCATGTCGATCATGTACGGGTAGTGGCGTTGCAGCACCCGGAAGAAGGTCGCGACATCGCCGGATGCGTCGTTGATGACCTCGACCTTCGGCTGCGATCGTCGCCGCAGGAAGACGCCACCCATGCCGACGAATGGCTCGGCGTAGCCATCATGGTCGATGCGCTCGATCATCGAGACGAGGCGGGCGGCAAGGTTGCGCTTGCCGCCGATGTAGCCAGCCGCAGGCGCGACGGGGCGAATTGCTTTTTGTATGTTCACTTTTCGTTCTCGCCTCATAAATGGCCCGCCCGGCGAATCGCCGGGTGCGGGACGGCCGATGGCCGTTGGTCGTGGCGAGCTTCCCCTCGTCGGTAAGTCGGGCTGCAACCCGGCTCCCCCGCCCGGCTATGCCGGACTGGATTTCAGGCTGACGGCTTGTCGCGTTCGAGGAAGCGGATCGCCTCGAACCCCAGCCGGTCGTTGATTTCGAGGAATGCGGTTTGCATCGGCTGGATCTCCAGCTCGAAGAACATGGCTGTCGCATCCTTGGGATTGCCGAAGGCCGACCCTTGCGCCGGCACGATGCCGAGCAGCTGGGGCGGCACGCGATGCGCGGCCATCACGTCCGCCTGGGTGGCGTTCTTGATGCCGATGAACTCGTCCTTTGCGCCGGCCTCGGTCACGGGGATGATCTTGAGGCTCCCCTCTTTCCCGTTCGGCGCGTGGACCATCATGTTGCGGAAATTGCCCGGCCCCTTCGCCTGCCGCATGGCTTCCTTGATCCGATCGACGTCCGTCGCATCGATTTCGCCGGTGGCATAGAGGATGTACCCCGCATGGCTGCCGTTGAGATAGTAGCGCCGGCGAAACAGCGTCGCCGCTTCGTTGAGCAGCGCGGCCTGTAGCGCTGACAGATATTCGGGAACGCCGTAAACCTCCTGGTTCACATCCGGCTGCATGATCTGGATCACGCTGTTGTCGGGGAACTGCACCGCCTCGGCGTTGCCCGGCACCCACCAGAATTGTCCCTCGACTAGTCCGCGCCGCGTGTAGCGGGCCATGGCGTGCACGAGGCGCACCGGATCGGAGAAGACGTTGCGGCGCGTCTCGGCATAGGCGTTGCCGAACACCAGATAATCCTGTGCCATCTTGCCCAGCTCAGCGCGTGTGATCAGCGACGACGGGTCGAGCGAGGCTTGCAGGAGGTTCCGCTTGAGGATGATCGCCGAGCTGTGATGCGGCGAGACGCGGAACGCGCGAGCCAGTCCATCGAGCGGCACCGGCGGTTCGTACCAGCGACCGTTATGCCAGCATTCCAGCATGTCGAGCAGCTGGCGCCCGCCGAGGACGGGTTCGGGATCGCCGAACGAATAGGTCTCTATCGATCCGCGGTTGTCGTTCGACGCGATGATCGCGCCGGTCGCGGCCTGGGCGGTTTCCGCGCGCGACATCCGCCGCGCCTTGCTCGCCTTGCTCATGTCAGAACATCTCCATGGAGCCCTTGGGCGCTTCCTGCCCATCGAGCGGCTCGTTGATCATGATGTGCATCGCCGCCCAAGCGAGGTCGGCGTGACCTACCTCTTCGGTGCGGCTCGCCTTGAAGGTCACGGCGCGGCCGGACGTCGTCAGCGCCTTCTTGATCGACAGGAACGCCGATTGCAGGTCGATCCAGCTCGCGTCGAATTCGATGCGCTGCCGGGCGAAGCTGTGCTGCGCCTTCATCACCATCGCCGTCTTCGCTTCGAGCGAATATTCGATCTTGGTCAGGCCCCGGATTTTGCCGACGAGCAGCTGATGCACCGCGGCGCCGACGCCGTTCGCGTCAATGCCGAGGTAGGTGCAATTGTAGCGCGACAGCCGGGCGAGGATGAATTCGGCCTGTTCCTGAAAATCGCCGCGGAGCTGGTGGCGTTCGAGCAGCCGGAACTTGCCGTTCGGCCCGCTCGGCGGCAGCGCAATGATCAGCGCGGCGTTGTCGCCGTCGGCGCTTTCCTGCGGATCATATCCCGCCCAGACCGCACGATCGCCCGCCGGCCGGGCGGCCAGCGGGTTGAACCAGTCCCAATCGATCACCGTGTCGACCGTGCACCGCAGGATCTCGTTGAACTTGAACGCGGACAGGCTGTCGTCCACGAATTGGCACATGAGCAGGTTAGCGAACTCGTCGGGCGCATAGTCGACGCGCAGCTCGGCCATGTTGAACAGGTCGCAGCCGCCCCGTTCGGCGTCCTCGATCGTCACGATCTGGCGCCACACGCCATCTTCGCACAGCCGGCCCGCGGCCACACCGGCATGGCTGACATCGATCGATACTCGGTCCGCCTTCTTGACCCGGCGATTCCGATGCTCGCCCGTCCAGTAAGGATGGGCCTGATGCGCGATCGTCGACGGCGTCGAGAAATAGGTCCGGCGCCACCGCTTGTGCAGCGCCATGGCGCTGGCGACCTTGTTCAGCTCCTCGAACCCATAGGTCCAGAAGAACTCGTCGAAATAAAAATTGCCGTGATAGCCCTGCGCGGTGCGGGCGTTGGTGCCGAGGAAGATCAGCTGGGCCGCCGACTCGCCGTCGGGGATCGTGTCCGCGGTGACGATGATCGGATCGCCCTGCAGCTTGACCCCGACCCGCGCCGCGAATTGGACGATGTAATTGCGGAAGATGTGCGCCTGGTTCTTCGATGCAGACAGAAATATCTGGTTGCCGCCGCCCCGCAGCGCGTCGAGCAGCGCCTCGCGCGCGAAATACCACGTCGCGCCGATCTGGCGCGATTTGAGGATCATGCGGGTTCGCTGATCCTTTGCCCCCCACCAATCGCGCTGATAGTCGAACAGTTCGTCTTCGAAGATCGCTTCGAGCTGCTCGACCTGTTCGGCGGTGAAGTGGTTCTTCTTCGCCTGCCGCTTCTCGCCCGCGTTGCGGTTGGCGACCTTATCGTTGAGGTGGCCGTCGTGCCCGCCGGGCGCCTTGTAGCGTTCGATCTTCGCCGTCATCACGAGCGCGCGCATCAGCGCGTCCAGCTCCTTGTAATCGGCGCCGGTCTTCGCTTCCTTCCAGATCAGCGTGTTGATCCGGCCCTCGGCCGAGTCCTGGACCTTCTCGATGCACGATGCTTCGTCCCAGCCGCCCCGCTGCTTCCAGCTCTCGACCGTTGCGCGGGCATAGGCCTTGCCGGTTTCATCGTTGGCATACCCGAGCTGCGCCAGCTCGTCGGTGATCTGGGTGACCCCCCATCCCCGCCAATACAGGCTGCGCGCCATGCGCTGCGCCGTCACCGGAATCGGGAACGTCACGGCGGGCAGCGGCATGCCAGTGTCGACGGAAAGCTTGCTCATCGTGGGCAAGCCTAGCCACCGCCCGCCCCCGCAATCGCCGCCCTGCTCTTGTAGAGACGCTCTCTACAAGAGCGCCGCCTTGAGAAGATGCGCCTGTTCGGTCCCTGTTGAAGCCTCAGATGCGGCCCCGCGCCGTGGACACGATTTCGAACCGAGGACCGCAGCGCCATGGGCACCAAGAGCAAGTTCTTCCGCGCTTTCGTCGCAGGTCAGACGATCAGCGACGGGCGGGTGATCACGCCGGAAATGATCGCCGACATCGTCGCGACGTTTAATCCCGAGAGCTACACTCCTCGGATCAACATCGAGCATATCTCGGGCTACAGTCCTGAACCGCCATTCAACGGCTACGGCAGTGTGATCGCGGTCAAGCAGCAGACCGATGACATCACGATCGCCGGCAAGACCGAGAAGCGGGTCGCGCTCTACTGCCAAGTCGATGCCAACGACCAGCTCGTCGCCCTCTCGGCTAAGGATCAGAAGCCGTTCCCGTCGGTGGAATTAACCGACAGCTACGCCGGAACGGGCAAGGTCGGCATGCTCGCTCTCGCCTTCACCGACAACCCCGCCAGCATCGCCACCCAGGCGCTCAAGTTCTCGCGTAGCGCGCCGGGCACGGTTCATGCTCACGGCGATGCGCCGGCTGCGATCGAATTCGATGCACCGCCCGCCGATCCGACCAGCGTGTCGGATGCGATCGTCGCCGGTTTCTCGCGCGTCGCCGCCATGTTCAAGCCCGCGCCGCCCGAGCCGAAGAAGGAAGAAACGAAGGAGCCGGCGAACGACAACGATCGGTTCGCCTCGGCAATTGCGTCACTCGGCACCAGCATCGCCGCGGCCATCAAGCCAATCGCCGACGCACAGGCTGCCAGCGATCAGCGGTTCGCCGCCCTCGAACAGCGCCTCGCCACGACCGAGGCGCCGAACGGCTTCTCGCGCGCGCCCCACGCGGGCGGATCGGTCGATGCGAAGTTCGCCACTGATTGCTGATCGCAGCCCGCCGCTCCCTTCCGCCTCTCGACCAGGAACACCCGCCACATGCAGACCGCCACCCGCCTCCTGTTTAACAGCTACGTCGGCACGCTCGCCCAGCTGAACGGCCTCGATCCCTCGCTGACCGTCATCCCCGGCGAGCTGAAGCAGTTCGCGGTCGCACCGGTGATCGAGCAGCGGCTGCAGGCCAAGCTGCAGCTGACCAGCGACTTCATGAGCCGCATCAACGTCATTCCGGTAGCCGCACAGCAGGGCGCGCGTGTCGGCGTCGGCGTTGGCCGCTCGCTCGCCAGCCGTACCGACACTGCCGCAGGCCACCGCCGCAACCCCGGCGATCCCACCACCAGCGACGTCATCGACCAATACTTCTGCAAGAAGACGGATTACGACTACGCCTGGGGCTACACGCTGCTCGACGCCTGGGCGCACCGACCCGAGTTCCAGCAGCTCGTGCGTGATGCCGTGCTCGTGCAGAAGGCCGAGGACGTTATCACGATCGGGTTTAACGGCGTCGACGCCGCGGTGGAGACGAACCGCACCACCTATCCCCTGCTGCAGGACGTCAACTGGGGCTGGCTCTACAAGATGCGGACCAACGCGCCGGCCCGCGTCATGAGCCACGGCACCAAGGACAACCTCAAGGTCTACGTGTCGGACGAAGGCACCGCCGATTACGTCAACCTCGACGCGCTGGTCTTCGATGCCATCGGCAACCTGATTCACGAGCGGTACCGCACCGCGACCGATCTGGTCGTGATCGTCGGGTCCGATCTCGTGCAGGAGAAATACTTCAAGATCGTCAGCGCGGCCGGCGACAAGGCGACTGAGCAGGTCGCGCGCGACGTCATCCTGTCGAGCCGCCAGCTGGGCGGTAAGCCGACCATGCAGGTGCCGTTCTTTCCGGCCAATGCCATCCTCATCACGAGCCTCAAGAACCTGTCGTATTACTGGCAGATCGGCTCGGCGCGCCGCGCGGTAAAGGATGAACCCGAGTTCGACCGTATCGCCAACTATGAGAGCATCAACGACGCTTTCATGGTCGAGGATTACGGCAAAGCCTGCCTGATCGAGAACATCCAGCTCGGGCCGAAGGTCTAACCAACCTTCCGCCCCGCAAGCTGCCCGCCCTCTCGCTTACCGGACACGATCATGAGCCCTGCTCGCCTACATCGGGAACGCCTCGCCGCAGCTGCGGCTAAACCTGGCCTGCCCCAATCGGTCGTTGTCAGCGACGGGGGCGGGCAACCCGCTCTCCCTGCCATGAGCCCGGCGCTGGAACATCGCCTGTCGACCGCGCTGGCGGCGACCGCAGACGTAGACGATGACGCGGCCCGCGCCGCGATCGGCGTCGATCCCGCGGTTGCGCAGATCGCGCTGCGCCTGGCGCACGACCTGCGCCGCCTGAAGGAGATCAAGGCAACCGACCTCAAGATCGCCGCCAAGCGCGAGATGATCCCCGATTATCGCGAATGGTGCGACCTGCGCCTTGCCGCCGGCGCTGCGCTCGACGGCCGCGATCTCCCCTCGGCCGGCGCCGACGACGTGCTGCCGACCGTCATGGTCTGGGCGCTGGATACCGGCGATTGGTCCCATGGGCTCGAACTCGCCGAACACGTCCTGCGCTTCGGCATCGCCTTGCCGGCACGCTACAATCGCGACGCCGCCACGGTGATCGTCGATCTGACCGCCGACGCGGCGCTGGCTGCGCAGCAGGCCAAGCAGCGCTTCCCCCTCAAGGTCCTCGAACGGGTCGAAGAGCTGACGGCGGACGTCGACATGCACGATCAGCCCCGCGCCAAGCTCGCAAAGGCCATTGCGCAGGAGCTGATCGCCGAGGCCGACGCCACGACTGCCGGGCCGCTCGCGGCGACCTTCCTGTCGCAGCGCGCGCTGGAGCTGCTGCGCCGCGCGCTTATGCTCGACACCCGCAGCGGCGTGAAGGGTCTGATCACGCGACTGGAAAAGGCGCTCGGCGCCCACTCCGCCATCACGGAACAGACCGGCCTCACGCCGGCCGCATAGCTCGCTCCCCGGCGCTCGGGGGCGGATCACGCGAGACGGGAGGGCCTTCGGGCTGCGGGCCGTCGATCGACCTGATCCCCACCCCCGTAAACCGGGGAGCGCGAAAAGGACGCCCTACCATGTTCCTCGCCATCCTGATCCACACCCTTGCCCTCGCACTGGTTGCAGGCGGCGCATGGCTGACGTTCGCGGGTGCCGTCGCGACGCTGTTCCCCGAGGCGCTCGCTCTCGCCGATGTTCTGGACGGCTATGCCGCGGCGCCGCTGATCGCCCGCCACACGCGCGAACTGGCCATGCTGTGCATCGTGATCGGCCTCTTGGTGTTCATCGCCGGCGCCACGCTTGCCGCACGGGGCCTCGCGTGACCGAGACCCTCTTGCCGATCGTCGACAACGGCACCGATGCCGCCCCGGCGCCGGTGATCGCCAATGACGGCTTCTTCCCCGACATCGACCCCGCTGACTTCGCCCAGGCGATGAGCGTCCGCGACTCCGTCACCCCCGCCCGTCGCCGTCAGGCGCTGATCGACGGTATCATCGCGATCGGCAATCAGCTCGCCGCCTACCGAGAGGCCCGCTTGCTGGGTGGTATCGCAAGCCTTGCCGCCGTCGCATCGCCGAAAATCGACGGGGAAAGCCGCCTCGTCCAGATCTACCGCACCGCCGTCTACAGCGAGGCCAAGGCGAAGCTGGTCGAGCGCTATCGCGACGTCGACATCACCAAGGCGGGTAAGGACAAGGTCGAGGATCTTGAGCCGTCGATCGGCGAACTGCGCCGCGACGCGATCTGGGCCGTGCGCGACATCCTCGGCACCGGCCGTACCGACGTCGAGCTGATCTGATGGCTGACAGCGTCATCGCGCGGGCAGGCGACACGCTCGACGGCCTGATCTGGCGCGAGCGCGGCCTCGGCATCGCCGACGCACCGACCGTCCTCGCCGCGAACCCCGGCCTTGCCGGTCTTGGCGCCACCCTTCCCGCCGGCACGCCGGTCATCATCCCCACCATCGTCGCGCCGGCCGTCGCCGTGCGCGAGATCGTGCAGCTCTGGAGCTGACCCATGGACAAATTCGTGCATGAGGTCGTCGACACGATCCTCGCCTTCCTCGTCAGCCTTTTGCCGTCCGCCTTGGGGGCGACGGTCAGCATGCTGGTCGATGACGGCATTACCTGGAGCAAAATGCTCGCCCGCCTCTGGGTGGGCATCGTCATGAGCTACTTCATGAGCCGCGCGCTAGACGCGCTGTTCGCCTTCCATCCATTCGTGACGCAGGCGATCAGCTTCCTGATCGGCATGGTCGCCTACAAGTCCGCCCCCGCCTTCATCGCCGGCTGCGCGACCGCATTGGGCGAGGCCCCGGCGCAGATCCGCGACCGCATTGTCGGATTGCTGCCCTCCAAGGAGAAAAAGTGATGGCCAAGCGCAAGACGCTGGTCGGCGTCGTCGGCGTCGCCTGTGCCGCGATCGTCTCCCCGTTCGTGTCAGGATGGGAGTCAGGCGGCAAGCCCCGCCTCGTTGCCTATCAGGGCAAGCACGATCCGGCGAACGTCTGGACGATCTGCGACGGTGAAACGCTCGGCGTCACCCCCGGAATGGTCGAGACGGTCGCAGGTTGCATGGCGCGCAACGAAGCTGCTCTGGTCCGCCACGCCGAACCGGTCCTCGCCTGCACTCCTACACTGCGAGGTCATCCCAACCAGCTCGCCGCGGCCATCAGCCTCGCCTACAACATCGGCACTGCTGGCTATTGCCGCTCCACGGTCGATCGCCGCTTTGACGCCGGCGACTGGCGCGGCGCGTGCGATGCGATCCTGATGTGGAACAAGGCGAACGGGCAGGTCGTGAACGGCCTCGACCGCCGGCGCCGCGCCGAGCGCGCCCTCTGCCTGAAGGAATTGCCGCGATGATCCGCCGCCTGCTCTCGCCCATGTTGGCCAAGCTGCGCGCCGAGGCGGCATTTCTGGTGCTGCTCGCGGTCGCGGGCGTCGGCGCGTATCTCTACGTCCAGTTTCAGCGCGTCAGCGCCGATCGTGACGACGCCATTCACCGCGCCGAAGTGATCTGTGCGAAGGCCGGCGCCGACTGGTCGGCGGCTCCGTCGAGCAAGACGACGAAAGCCGTGCCCCGCGGGGCCGCCTGCGCCCGGCGCGCAGCCGACCTCGCGGCCTTCAAGGCGTCCGCCGATGAGCAAACCGCCCGCCTGCTCGCCGATGCCATGAAGGATGCCAACCTGCGCGCCGCGCACGACGCCCAGCTCGCCAGCACCTCCGCTGCGCGCATGCGTGACGCCCTCAACCGAATGGAGACCGCCGATGCGCAAGCCGAGCGCCGCAACCTTGTCGATCGTGAGTGGACTTCTGCTGTTAACGCTGTTGCCGGGCTGCGCCCTGCGGCGCGCTGACGTCGCCTCGGCCGCCCCGCCACCTGTCGCGGTCAAGGTCGAGCCGCCGCGCCCGCCGGCCGAGCTGCTTGCCTGCGCCGATCGTCCTGCCGGTCTCCCCGAGGATCCGGACCTGATCGCCCAGATCCCGACGCGGCTGCGCGCTGCCATCATCCGACTCGCCCGCGCCTTCGGTGCCAATGCCGACCGTCAGGACCGTCTGATCGACTGGCACGCGCCGGGCAGCTGCCCCGTGCCGAAGGCTGCGCGGTGAAAAAGGTCGATGGCCTGCGGGCGCTGCTGCTCGCGGCGGTACCCGCCCTGAAGGCGAACCCGCAGAACCTCTCGATCTACGTCGACAAGGGGGCGATCAAGGCGATCGGCACGCGCTCGCTGTCGTTCGAGATCGCCTACACGCTGACCGTCTGGATACAGGCATTCAGCGGCGATCCCGACACGGTGTTCGTGCCGATTCTATCATGGATCGCCCGAAACCAGCCCGACCTGCTCGACCGTGCCGAGCATCAGCCGTTCACCTTCGAGTCCGAACTCCTCGATGCCACGACCAGCGACATCGCCATCGAGATCCAACTCACCGAGAGCGTCCGCGTCGAGCGCCTGCCCAGCGGCAAGCTGCGCACGACGCATATCGACGATGGGCGGCCCTCGATCGGGTTTGAGGGCATGGACGCGGGCGTGCATCCATGGCGCGGTCTGCTCGACGACATAGACGCCGGCGCATGAGCGATCTTGTTGAGATCGACCAGCTCGCGCGGGCGCTATTGCGCCAGATCGACCCCGGCCACCGCCGCCAAGTGCTGCGCGGCATCGCCAGCAAGGTCCGAAAGAGTCAGTCCGATCGCATTGCTCGGCAGATCCAGCCGGATGGATCGGCTTTCGCACCCCGCAAGACCAAGGCGCAGGCTCGAAAAGGACGCCTGCGCGCCAAGATGATGTTTCGGCGCCTGCGTCTCGCCAAATACCTGCGGTCGGGTACCGAAGGTGGCGAAGCGTGGGTTGGATTTTCCGGTCGCGCTGCCGCTATCGCGACGGTTCACCAGGAGGGATTGGACGACGCGCCCGAGAAGGGTGGCAAGAAGGTCCGCTATCCCCGGCGTGTGCTGCTGGGCCTCACTGACGCCGAGCAAAGCATGATCCTTGACGACCTGCTAGCAATGGTCGCGCCGTGATCGGAGCGCTCTTGTAGAGACGCTCTCTACAAGAGCGCGGCATAGCCAACGCCGCATCACGCCGACGACATGGCCGGATGGCCGCCACCCCCACCACGCTCGATCTGTCGCGCCTGCCCGCGCCCGTGTTCGTCGAGCAGCTGGGCTTCGAGGACATCCTCGCGCAGATGATCGCGGCGGTGCAGGCGCTCGTGCCGTCATTCGACGCGACAGTCGACAGCGATCCGGCGGTGAAAGTGCTGCAGGTCGCCGCCTACCGCGAGATGTTGATCCGGCAAGCGTTTCAGGACGGCGCAGCGCAGAACCTCGTCGCCTATGCCAGCGGTGCACGGCTCGACCACCTCGGCGCCCTCGTCGGCGTCGCACGTCTCCAGGTCACGCCCGCCGACCCGCTCACTGGTGCGGCTGCGATCATGGAGGATGACGAGGCCCTGCGCGCCCGAATCGTCCTTGCGCCCGAAAGCTTCACCTCTGCCGGCCCCGAGCTGGCGTACGTAAGCCATGCCAAGGGCGCGAGCGGCGACGTGGCGGACGCGAGCGCCACCTCGCCGGCACCCGGCAAGGTGCTGGTCTCGGTCCTTTCCCGCACCGGTGACGGCACCGCACCGCCGGCGCTGATCACCGCGGTTGACGCGATCGTCACCGACAAGGCAATCCGACCGCTCGGCGACGACGTGACCACCGCCAGCGCGCAGATCGTGCCCTTCGCCGTTGCCGCGACGCTCGTCACCTTCTCGGGCCCGGACGTCGACGTCGTGCTGAATGCTGCCCACGCCGCCCTCGTCGCCTACATCGCCGATAATCGGAAGCTCGGCCGCACCATCACCCGCAGCGGCATCATCGCCGCGCTGAGCGCCGCCAATGTCCACCGCGTCGACCTTACCGCTCCAGCCGCCGACGTCGTCTGCGATGCGACGCAGGCGACGTGGTGCACCGACATCGCGATCGTCCATGGGGGATATGCCGCATGAGCCTGCTGCCACCCAATGCGACCCGCCTTGAGCGGGCGCTCGAAGCGGGGTCCGCCCGCATCGGCGACGTCGACGCGCCGCTCGCCACGCTCGCCGACCCCACCACCATCGCCGCAAACGCGCTGCCATGGCTCGCCTATGGCCTGTCGGTCGATTTCTGGGACAGCACCTGGTCGGAAGCAATGAAGCGCCGCACGGTCGCCGAATCGATCGCGCAGCACAAGATCAAGGGCACGCGCGCTTCGGTCGAGCACGTCCTCGCCCGGATCGATACGCTCGCCACCGTGATCGAGGCGCATGAGGCGCCCGGCCGGCTGGCGCCACACACCTTCGAGATCGACCTACCGCTCGTCACCGCGCCGGGCAGCGCTGGCGGTAGCCGCGCGCAGGCCGCGATCGTCGACGACATCATCGCGCAGGTTGTGGCGGTGAAGCCGCTGCGCGAGCATCTGACCGTCGTCCAGTCGCTGGCGCTGGCGGGTGGGGTTGCGGTGCAGGGTGTCTCCCGTCTCGCCAGCTACACGCGCGACGACGCCGCGCTGCTGATCGACACCTCGCCCGTCTGGGACTTCTACATTCAGACCGAACAGGGCGAGCCCCTGCAGGCTGAGACGGGCTCGCTGCTGGACACCGCCCCATGACCGCGCTCAGCCTGATGATCACCCGCGCGGGGCAGGCGCGCTTCACCGCCGCCCAGCTCGACGCCGACATCAATCTCGGCATCGCCTCGATCGGGCTGACTGACGCGCCTTTCGTATCGGCGCCGACGCTGGAAGTACTGCCCGGTGAATTCAAGCGGCTCGCCAGCATCAGCGGCGACCAGGTCGGCGACAATATCGTCCACATGACCATCCGCGACGACAGCGCGGACGGCTACACCGCACGCGGCTTCGGCCTCTTCCTCGCCGATGGCACCCTGTTCGCGACCTACGCGCAGGCGGATCAGCTCTTCGAAAAGTCGCCACGCGCGACCTTCCTCGCCGCGATCGACATCGCCTTTCCGACCGGTGATATCTCCGAGCTGGTCTTCGGCAACACCGATTTCCTCAACCCGCCTGCGACGACAGCACGGAAGGGTGTCGTGCGGTTCGCCACCCCAGCAGAACGAACCGGCGGAATTTCAGCCGATACCGCGGTCACCCCCGCCGATTTGCGACGGGTGCTGCCGATCGGCTCGATCATGCTGTGGTACGGCAGCGCCGAGACCGCACCCGACGGCTGGGCGATCTGCGACGGCCGGCAAGTCGAACGCAGCGATGGCTTGGGAGCGGTGAAGACGCCCGATCTGCGCGACCGCGTGCCGGTCGGCGCCAGCGGGACGCATGCCGCAGGCTCCGCCTTCGGCGCGACGCAGCAGACGACGGCGACCGCCGGATCGCACAGTCACGACGTCACAGTCTCCGGCACGACCGATCGAGCGGCGACGAATTTCGCCCTCAATCCCACGACCAAAACCGATGCGGCCGGCAATGGGTCGGGCACGGTGATCTCCGCGGTCGCGCCGGCGGATCCCGGTCATACCCATGGCGCGACGCTTCAGGGCCAGAGTGCCAGCGCCGGCAGCCACGATCACACGGTCGACGTCACGCAGCCATCGCTGGCCCTGCTCTTCATCATGAAAGTCTGACGATGGCGAAGATCACCGCATTGGACGTCGCTGACGCTCTGACGGGCGACGAGCATCTGCCGATCGTGCAGGGGCAGGACACCAAGCGCACGACGATGGCGGCTTTCCGCGCGCTTATTACCCCATACCTGCAGTATTGGTACAAGGGCGACCGCGGTGACACCGGCGCAGCAGCCAGCACCTATGTCACCAAAGCCGAGCTAACCGCCGCGCCGATCACCCACCGGTCGTACATCTTCGCGCCCGAATCAGGCAGCGACGACGGCCTTCTTGCCGGCACCTTTACCTTTCAGGTCGGCGACTATTCGACGTCCGAGCAATATGACGAGATCGCCCAGGGCTTCATCGTCGCGCTCGACGGCGTGCCGCTGACCATGGGGGCACTCGTCCGGGCGGATGCTCGCAGCCTGTCCTTCCTTGGCAGACTCACTCGATCGATCCGTCGCCGGATCGATGCGAAGCTCGGCGATATCGTCAGCGTCAAGGACTTCGGCGCGGTCGGAGACGGTGTCACAGATGACACCGCCGCGATCCAGGCGGCGATCGACGCCACTCGCAACGGCGGATCGCTGACCTTTCCCGAAGGGCGCTACCTGGTCACCACGCTCCACACCGGCCGTTGCGAGACGCATTGGTTCTTTCACAAGGCCGAGCTGGTAGGCGGGGCCACTGTCCCCACCGATTGCGTACTCAAGTTCGGTGGAGTGCACACGCGCCTATACGGCGTGAAAATCAACTGCAATTTCAATCCGAATTATAGCTGCGGACTTTGGTGGTACAATGCTGGTGAAGCGTCGCAACATAACGACATTTATGGCCTCGACATTCACTACGCCAAGGTCGGGATCATCTATGGCGAGATGCCGGGCGAGATCAGCACCTATTATGCTCAGTCCGAGAACAACATATTCGGCTATCGCCCTCGCGGCGTTGAGGTGCCGATCATCGTCAATCACGAAAACGGCTTCATCAATCTGTACGGCGCGCATCTGGTCGCGCATGCGGAGGAATGGGCGCAGCTCGGCCCGCCGGACGGCTTCGACAGCAGTGTCAATCGCTGCTTCGAGGCCATGGCCGGGCACCTGATGATCTATGGCGGCGAGCTGCAGAATACGATCGACCCGCTCGGCGTTGCCGCGCGCGTTTCCGGGGGCGTCGTTCACATCTACGGCGTCATCGCCGAGCTGTCGGTCCCGGTCGAAGTGAAGGCAGGTTACCTGCTGATCCACGGCGGCCGGACGCTCAATACGCAATCGCTCACCCCTGGCTTTACCGTCCCGATCGACGCAGCCACTTCGGCGCGGGTCACCATCGTCGACCACAAGATGGAGCGGAACCCCGGCACCGGCAGTTTCTCCGCTCAGCCGCTGATCGCTAATGCCGGCGCCCCGCCGATCGAATTTCAGATCATCAATTCGAAGATCGACGATTGGGCGCAACTTGCGCTCGATAGCCAGCAGAGGATCATCCTCCGCGGCACGCGGTGGATGCCCAATGGCCTTGATTCCGCAGACGTCTACCATCTCGATACCGAGAGCCCGGATCTGCTCGATCGGCGCGAAATTGACCGGAAGGGCTATACGACCGAGGGTCACTACCCCTTCATTTCGTATGGAAGCGGGGGATACGGTCAGTCGGCCGACGTGCCGACTGGCGCGTTCGCCTCGTCTATCTTCACCGCGATCGCCAATGGCGAAGGCGGCTTCGCCACTGCCGGGCCATTTACCGCAGGACCGGACGGGCCGTCCAGCAAGGCCCCGGCGCTGGCAGATCTCAAGGCCAAGGCTGATCGCGTGGGGCCGGGTGACCGCTTCCTCGTCGAAGCATGGCTACGCAATGTCTCGGCCGCGGACGCGCTGCTTGCGCTTTTCCTATACGATATCGCCGGGACGGAGGTCGAGGCGATCCCGGTGGCAAGCGCCGCACCCGGTGGGTGGCGCTACGTCAGGGGCGCGGTCAAGATCACCGCCCCGACCGCAGTCTACGCATCGGTAGGCATGCTGGTGAAGCAGGGCGAGGGCCGGTTCTGTCCGGCACAGCTGCGGCGCGCCGACTGGGGCCGCCGATAAGGAGTAGCGTGACATGAAGGCCTTCCTCGATAATTTGCAGCGCGCCATTGATAGCCTCGAGCGGGCCGTCGCCAATGCTCCGACGCCCGAGATCCGAGTGGAGCTGGAGGCGATCGACCTGCAGGCAGTGCTGGCAAAGGCGACCGGTATTCAGCGCGACTGCTGATAGCGGGCTCTTGTAGAGAGCGTCTCTACAAGAGCACCCCCTCGCACTCCTGCAACGGCCGCGCATGGTCGGATCGACATGGCCGATCCGACTGACATTCAGCGCCTCATTGGCGACATCCTTCGCGAGGGTTTGATTGAAAGCATCGACCTTGGCGCCGGTAAATGTCGTGTTCGGCTCGCGGACGACTTCATCACCGGCCCAATCCCATGGGCCGCCAGCCGCCTGGGCAAGACACGCATATGGGCACCGCCTAGCATCGGCGAACAGGTTCTCGTGGTCGCGCCGGAGGGCGACACGCTGCGCGCAATCGTCACCGGGTCGCTTCGTTCGGACGCCAACCCCCACCCCGCGGACGACGGTTCCACGCGGATCGTTTTCGAAGATGGCGCGGCCATCGGCTACGATCCTGCAGGTCACACACTGACGGTTACATTACCGGCCGGTGCCAAGATCGCGATCGTCGCCGATGGTGGCGCCTCGTTGAAGGGCGATCTGTCGGTCGAGGGAGAGATCCGTTCGACAAAGACGATCACGGCAGACCAGGACGTTGTCGGTGGGGGCAAGAGCCTCAAAGATCACGTCCACACGAAGGTGCAGGCCGGCGCCGCGGTCTCCGGACCACCGCAATGATCGGCATGGACCGCTCCTCCGGAAAACCCTGCGAGGGCGCCGATCACCTCCGCCAGTCGATCGGCGACATCCTCGGCACGCCCGTCGGTACACGCGTCGGGCGCCGCGACTATGGGTCGCGCATCCCCGAGCTGCTCGATCAGCCGCTCAACGATGCCACCCGCATCCGAGTGTTCGCCGCAGCAGCGCTAGCGCTTTACCGACAGGAACGCCGGGCAAGGATAGCGCGGGTTGCTCTCGAAAGCGGCGAGGCGCCCGGCACCGCCCGCCTGATCGTCACAGGCCGCCGCACCGATACCGCCGGCCCGGCCGCAAGCTTCAGCGTCTCCACCCCTGTCACCGCGCGTCGCGCGCTCGTCTGAAAGGATTGCCTATGTTCCACGGTATCAAGGTGACTGAGGTCGCCAGCTCCAAGCGGACGATCGCGACTGTCGCGACGGCTGTCATCGGCCTCGTCGCGACCGCCCCCGCGGCGGATGCTGCGGTGTTCCCGCTCAACACGCCCGTTAAGGTGACGGTCCTCGCCGACGCCATCGCCGCAGCTGGCGCGACTGGCACCCTCAAGAGTGCGCTGCAGGCCATCGCCGCCCAGGTGCGCGCTCCCGTCGTCGTCGTCCGCGTCGCGCCCGGCGCCGACGCAGCGGCAACCGAGGCGGCAGTAATCGGCACCGACGTCGATGGTGTGAAGACGGGCATGCAGGCGCTGCTCGCGGCCGAAGGGCAGATCGGCATGCGACCCCGCATCATCGGCGCGCCCGGTCTTGATACGGAAGACGTCGCGACCGCCCTCGCCACCGTCGCCAAGCGGCTGCGCGCCATGGCCTATGCCGCCGCGATCGGCGCTGATCGCATTGCCGTCGCGGCCTACCGCGAAGGCTTCACCCAGCGCGAGCTGATGCTGATCTGGCCCGATCTTACCATGCCGCTGGGCGCGAACGGCGCCGACGTCGCCAGCTTCGCCGTGGCGCACGCGCTCGGCCTGCGCGCCGCGATCGATCAGACGCAGGGGTGGCACAAGACCCTGTCCAACGTGCCGCTGGCGGGCGTCGACGGCATAACCAAGGACGTCGGCTTCGACATCTCCGATCCGGATTGCGACGCCGCCATCCTCAGCGCCGCTCAGGTGGCGACGATCGTCCGCATCAACGGCGAGCTGCGCTTCTGGGGCAACCGCACCTGCGCGGACCCGGCGAGCGACTTCACGTTCGAATCGGCAACGCGCACCGCGCAGATCCTCGGCGACAGCATCGTCGCCGGTCTCGTTTGGGCGGCCGACAAGCCCCTCACTCCCGGCCTCGCCAAGGCGATCGTAGAAGAGATTAACGAGAAATTCCGCGCCCTCGCCCGCGCCGGCATCATCCTCGGGGCGCGGGCGGAATTCGCTGCCGACAAGAACCCCGTCGCCAGCCTGAAGGCCGGGCAGCTCGTCATCAGCTACCGCTACACGCCCGTTCCCCCGTTGGAGGGCCTCGGGCTGGAGCAGGAGATCAGCGACGAATTCCTCGCCGACTTCGCCACTCTCGTCGCCAACGGCTGACCGCCGCCAGCCCCCTCACACCGAAGGAACACGTCATGGGGATGCCCCGCAAGCTCAAGGACCTGATGCTCTTCAACGCCGGCCTCGCCTACATCGGCGCGGTCGAGAGCTTCACCCTGCCCAAATTGACCCGCAAACTCGAAGACTGGCGGGGCGGCGGCATGGATCGCCCCATCAAGGTCGATCTCGGTGCCGAGCCGCTGGAAGCCGAATGGACGCTCGGCGGCCCCATGCGCGACGTCCTCGCGCAGTACGGCGTCACCAGCGCGACCGGCGTCGGCCTGCGCTTCGCCTGCGCCTATCAGCAGGACGATACCGGCGCGGTCGATTCCGTCGAGGTCGAAATCCGCGGCCGGCACGAAGAAATCGACATGGGCGAGCAGAAGATCGGCGAGGCCGGCGAATTCAAGGTCAAGACCGCCATCGCCTACTACAAGCTCGTCTGGAACGGCGTGACCCTCATCGAGATCGACGTCCTCGCCGGCACGCTGATCGTCGATGGCGTCGATCGCCGCGCCGAGATCCGCGCCGCCATCGGCCTTTACTGACGTCCCCTGCCCTACCGCCGTCGGGATCGACCCGCCGGCGCCCCCCAGGCATCAAACCGAAAGCGCCCACCATGACCGCCACTGTCGCTGCCGCGCTCGCCAGCACTGCTATCGTGCGCACCGTCACACTCGACGTCCCTCTCACGCGCGGAGAAGCCGAGCCGATCACCACCGTACAGATCCGCACGCCTAACGCCGGCGAGCTGCGCGGCGTCACGCTGATGGCGCTGTCGCAGCTCGATTACGGCGCGCTTGAAACCGTTCTCCCGCGTATCACCATGCCGATCCTGCACAAGGCCGACATCGCGCGTCTGGCACCGTCCGACTTTATGCAGCTTGGCGGCGAGGTCATGGATTTTTTGCTGCCGAAAGCCGCGAAGGAGGCGGTCTCCCCAACGACGTAGAGGAGGCGATGGCGGACCTCGCGACCGTCTTCGGATGGATGCCGTCCGCCATGAACCCGATGAGCCTGTCCGAGCTGATGGGCTGGCGAAGCAAGGCGGCGAAACGCCACCACCCGGAAAGCTGACGACATGGCCGATCGTAACCTGCGCATCCGCATGCTGCTCGAAGCGGGCGACCGCGTCACCCGCCCCCTTCGCGACATGGCGGCAGGATCTACGCGAACCGCTCAGGCGCTGAAGGCCACGCGTGACCGCCTCAAGGAGATCGAGCGTGCGCAGGCCGACCTTGCCGGCTTCCGCCAGCTCAAGGCGGGTATGCAGTCGTCTAGCGCCGCGATGCGCGCCGCCCAGGCGAGGGCCACCGCGCTGGGGCGTGAGATCGGCCAAACCGCCTCGCCCACGCGGGCCATGACGCGCGAATTCGCCAAGGCGAAGGCAGAGGCGGAACGGCTGACGCGCCAGCATCAACAGGAATCGATCCAGCTGCGCGATATGCGCGAGCGTCTGCGCGCTGCCGGCATCGCCACGAGCGACCTCGCCCGCCACGAACGCGAACTGCGCACCCAGGCAGCCGGCGCGAACCGCGAGATCGAGGAACAAAGCCGCCGCGTCCGAGAGCTGGCGGATCGCGAACGCCGCGCCTCGGCCGCGCGCGAGCGGTTCGCACGCGTGCAGGGCATGGCAGCGAACATGGCCGCGAGTGGCGCCGCAGCGATCGGAACAGGCGTTGCCATGGGATCGGGAATCTGGGCCGGCGTGAAAGCGGCGCAGGAATACGAATCGACCATGACGACGATCGCGCAGAAGGCGGATATGCCGCGCGTGAAGGCGGTGCAGCTCGGGAAGGAACTGCTCGGCGCCGCTAAGGCCGCCAATCAGCTTCCCGATGCCCTGCAGGAGGGCGTCGACACCCTCGCGGGGTTCGGCCTCGGTACGGATAAGGCGGTCGCCATGATGCGGCCGATCGGCCGCGCCGCGACCGCCTACAAGGCGGAGATTGCGGACCTGTCAGCCGCAGCGTTTGCCGCCAACGACAATCTTAAGGTCCCGGTCGAACAGACCGCGCGAGTGATCGACGTCATGGCGAGGGCAGGCAAGGATGGCGCCTTCGAGATCAAGGACATGGCTGGCGCATTTCCGGCCCTCACAGCCGGCTACCAGGCGCTCGGACAGACGGGCATTGGCGCGGTCGCCGACCTGTCGGCCGCGCTGCAGATCGCGCGCAAGGGCGCGGGTGACAGCGCCACCGCGGCGACCAACGTTTCGAACATCATCCAGAAGATCGCCTCACCCGCGACGATCAAGGCTTTCTCCAAATTCGGCATCGACCTGCCCAAAGCGCTGAAGAAGGCCTATGCCGAGGGTAAGACGCCGCTGGAGGCCATCGCCGAATTGACGAGCAAGGCAACCAATGGGGATCTCGGCAAGATCGGCTTCTTGTTCGAGGACGCACAGGTGCAGCAAGGCCTGCGCCCCCTCATCCAGAACATGGAAGAATATCGCCGCATTCGGGCGAGCGCGGCCGGTGCGAGCGGCACGACCGATCGCGACTTCGCCGAGCGCATGAAGGATTCGGCCGAGCAGTCGAAGCAGCTGGCTATCAATGCCAAAGCGCTGGGCATCACCCTTGGCAGCATGCTCCTGCCCACCGTCAACGCCGTGACCGTTCGGGCGACGGCATTTGCCGAGTCAATCGGCCGCGCGGCGCAGCGACATCCTGTGCTCGCGAAATATGCGGCTATCGGCGCGGCAGGACTTGCCGCGCTTTTTGTCGTATTCGGCGCCGGCGCCATTGCACTCGCCGGCATCATGGGGCCGATCGCGATCGTGAACGCTGGTCTGGTTGCCATGGGCGTCGCAGGCGGCGTGGCGTCGATCGGCCTCGCGCCCATCATCGGCGTGGTGCTCGCCATCGCTGGCGCCGTCGCACTGTTCTTCGCAGCGTGGAACCACTGGGGAGAGATCACGGCTGCATGGTTCGCCTTCTGGGGCGGCATCCGCAACAGCTTCATCGCGGCCGGCAACTGGCTGTCGACCACCGGCGTCGCGATGCTCAAGAGCGCCGGCATGATGATCCTGCGCGGGCTGCTCGGCGGACTTGATCCCAACATCGTGTTCGCGCGCATCCGCGGCATCGCGCAGGGTGCGATCCGCATCTTCAAGAGCGTCATGGGTATCCATTCCCCCTCGCGCGTGTTTGCGAGTCTAGGGGGCTACCTCATGGATGGCCTGTCGAACGGGATCGCGGATGGCGAACGGCAGCCGGTCGCCCGCCTCCATGGCCTCTCGCGCCGCATGACGTCAGCGATAGCAGCCGGCACGCTCGTCGCAGGCGTCGCCGCACCGGCGGGCGCGGCGGGCGCGCGCGCTGGTGGGAGGGGGGAGGCGCAGGCATCGCGATCCGCCGCCCCGACCCCGATCACGATCCACGTCCATGGTGCGCCTGGTCAGAACGAACAGACGCTCGCGCAGGCTGTCGCGCGCGAGGTGGCGAAGGCCATGGCGGGACAATCAAGCAACCGCGGCTCCTACGCTGATCGGGACGATTTCTGATGCTGCTCTCGATCGGCATGTTCATCTTCGCCATCCCGACGCTCGCACATGACGAGGTGCAGCGACGCGCGTCTTGGAAGCACGCCACGTCGCCGCGGATCGGCGCGCGCGATGCGACCCAATACGTCGGCCCTGGCGAAGAGACGATCGCAATCAGTGGGACCGCCTTTGCCGAATTGAGCGACGGCATCGCCTCACTCGACGAGCTGCGCACCATGGCGGCAAGCGGCGATGCATGGCCGTTGGTCGACGGCACCGGCCGCGTCTACGGCGCCTTCGTCATTCAGACCATCGACGAAGGCTACAAGCACCTGCTGGCCGACGGCACGCCGCTGCGAATCGACTTCACCCTCAATCTGCTGCGCGTCGATGACGAGGTGCGCGCATGAACAACATCCCCGACTTCCGTCTGACCATGGGCGGCACCGACCTGCGCGGCACCCTGTTCGACGAGGCCCTGCAGCTGCTCGACATCACCGACAAGGTCCGCCCCCGCCTCATCTCGATCGGCCTGTCGGAAAAGCGCGGTGGGGAGGCCGATCAGCTCGACATCGTCCTCGACGATACGGACGGCGCGCTCGATCTGCCCGTCACCGGCGCGACGCTGCAATTGCAGATCGGGTGGAAGGCAGGCAGCGACGTTACGGTCGGCCTGGTCGACAAGGGCCGGTTCATCGTCGACGAGGTCAGCCACGCCGGGCCGCCAGACGCGATCACGATCAAGGCCCGTGCCGCAGATTTCGCCGGCGACGGCAAGACGCGCCGCGAGAGGACGTATCACGACACAACACTCGGCGCGATCGTCGCCCAGATCGCCGGTCGCCTGCACGTCAAACCCCGCTGCGCCTCCGCGCTCGCATCGATCCCCATCGCGACCGCCGCTCAGAGCCGCGAAAGCGACCTCGCCTTCATCCGCCGGATCGGCCGCGAACACGACGCTGTGGCCAAGGTGGCAAGCGGCGCGCTGATCCTCTCGCCGATCGGCGCCGGCACGACTGCAAGCGGCAAGGCACTACCCGCTCTGACCATCCGCCGGCGGCAGGGCGATGCTCACCAATTCACGCGTCAGAAACGCGATGACGTCCCCGGCGTGGCCGCGACGTGGCACGATCGTAACGCCGGCAAGCGGCAGACGTTCGTCGCCGGCAAGGTTGATGGCGCGAAGAAGCTCGCGCGGGTGTATCCCACTGAAGAAGCCGCCCAACACGCCGCCAATGCCGCCCAGGCAAAGGCCGGTCGTGAACCCGTGTCGCTGTCACTGACGCTGCTCGGCCGTCCCGATATTGCGCCCGAGCAGAAAGCGACTGTCATCGGCTACAAAACGGCGATCGATGCGATCGGCTGGATAGTGAGCGAGGTGCAACACAGCATCGGCGACGTTGGGTTCACTACGAAACTGAGCCTTGAAGCAGCGTAGCGCGCTTTACGACCCGATGGCCATTTTCGCCAAAGCAGCTTCGTATTGCTTAGCCTCCAGCGGCAGCAGAACATGATCTAGCCGAACAAGGACCGGCCCCTTGGTATATTGATATTGCGTTAGAGAGGGTATGCCACTCGACACCCGTTCAACGTATTCACGTCTACGCTGTGCACCGATTGCAGTTGGAAACACCTCAATCGTGTTTTCGCCTTGTTCGTCACCTTCGATCTTAGACTTTTGATGGCGATTGTCGTAGAAGAATATCTTGCTAGTGTACTGGCCCGGTCGTCCGAGCAGGTGGTTGTCGTCGGACTTCTCGGTGACTGTGACTACGTTGACCACCGGCAAGCCCGCAGTTTTAAATGCATCGGCCACATCGTTAGCCGTCACAATCCTAACCTTAGGTTGTCGAGCAGCCACACCGGCGTTCCCATCTTCTACGGTCTGCCGTTGGCATCCCGCAGCAAGGGTGAATGCCACCACTGCCACGGGGCGAATGATGCGCGCGAGCCTGTGCAATTTAACTCTCCCCTGCCTCACATCCGGCGCCCAATGAAGACCACTCGGCCGACGATCCTGATGTCGCTCGGCATGACCTCATCTTGTGGAACAGTCGCATTGTCTGACAGGATCGCGATCCGACCGGATGGACGGACGCGAAGTCGCTTAATCATGGCTGCGTCGCCCATAGTGAGCGCCCAAAGCACGTCCTGCTGCCGAAAGTCAGTCTGCGACTTATCGATCAGAACGATGTCGCCATCGATCAGAGTCGGCATCATGGAGTCGCCACGACCACGGGCGAACACCAACATGGACGGCGGAGCGTCGGTGAGCGCCGCCAGCCATGCCCGTGGGAAATGCCGTGGGGTCACCTCAATCGGAACCTGATCGGTGTAGGTTTCGCCCAGGCCGAACGTCAGGTCGATTTCGTCAATTGCGACGAGGTCGAGCTGATCGGCTATCACGTCATCCGTGGGCAGTAGCATGGCCCCTTCGTGGGGATCATCCACTTGACCGACCAGATAGGCGGGCGTCGTCTCCAAAACCTGCGCGATCTTGCCGATGTTCGGGGTGCTGCGCGACGAACCGTTTACAAGCTTGCCGATTGCCTGCTGCGAAATACCCACCCGTCGTGCCAGCTCCGCTTGGCTAAGGCCTAGGTGCCGCATCTGCGCGGCCAAGCGCTCCATCACGATCATTCCGAACACCTACAACTAAAGTTTATTTCGGATACGGAAATGTAGATGTTGACACAGCAACAACTCGGGTTGTAGCTGGTTGTCATGAACACGCGGACCACCCCATTCGAAGCGCTGAAGGCATCAGTCGAGGCGATCGGCTCGCAGTCTGCCTACGCGCGCCTCTGTGGCGTTTCACAGACGGCCGTCTGGAAATGGCTCCAGAGCGGCAAGCGACTGCCCGCCGAGCATGTCATCACGATCGAAGCCGAAAGCGGTGTGTCGCGTCATTTGCTGCGTCCCGACATCTATCCGGTTGACGTCCTCCATCAGGGCGTCCGGACCGATGACTCGGAAGTAGCGGCGTCACCTTTTGCCGACCAATTCGATCTGCCCGCCGTAATGAAGCGGAGCGCGGGCCAGTGACCCAGCTCCGCGCGCCTCTCACCTTTCCCGCCGCCATGACTCGTGTCGCAGGTGTCCTCGGCTGGCCGACCTGCGCGCAGATGGCACGACGCACGACCCGCGCCGTGCGATACTGGTCGCAGGACGACGCGGCCGCGACACCAACCATTGCCCAGGCGCTCGCCTACGACGCCGCTTATCAGGCGGCAGGCGGCGAGGGTACTCCGTTCGGCGACGCCTACGCCTTCCTCCTTCAAGCCGCGCGCGAACCACAGGACGCGTGCCGCCGTGCGCTTGTCGAGGCGATTGCGGAGGTCGCCACGGAGAGCGGCGAGGCCATCGCTGCCACGATCGCGATCACCCATTCGAATGCCTCGCCGCTGTCGACGCTCCGCGCGTCCGCCGAGGTCGGGCAGCTCATTGCCGCGGGACAGCGGCTGTTGAAGCGGCTCACGCCATTCCTTCCGGCCGGCTCGGGGTCGATCGCGGGGAATACCGGGGGCCATCATGGCAAATAAGAAACTCGTCCGCATGCCCGGCATTCAATGCCCGCATTGCACGTCCAAAAGCATCGTCCGCACCAGCGTACAGGTCACCGATCTTGTTCGTGACCTGCACATGGCCTGCGACAATATCGACTGTGGCCACACCTTTGTTGCGCAGCTTTCGATCATCCGCACCATCCGACCCGCGGCGAAGCCGAATCCGGCCGTGCGCCTACCGTTCGGTGAGTGGCGCGGCGCACCCGCAAAACCCGCGAACGACGATAGCCCGCCACTCGAAGCCCCGTGCTCGCCTGCCAACGACGACGGCGACATCGCCGCGACGATCGGCGCGACACTCGCCCCGCCCATGACCTGATCCCCGCGGCGTCCGCGCCGCGCACTGCCCCTGCTCCGCATGATGCCCGCCGAAAGCCCCCGCTTCCGGCAACGCCACCCGCTTGCCTCGAAAGATCGCCCCGCCCGTGCAACCCGATATTCTCCGTGAGGTCCTCGCCAAATTGAAGTCGGATTACGGCTTCAAGGAGAAGGGCCGCTATCTGCAGGAGGGGAAGTGCCCCGCCTGCCAGAAGCGCGAGCTGTTCACCTGGGCGGACAAGCCCTTCGTCCTGCGCTGTGGCCGCGAGAACCGCTGTGGCGAGACGTTCCCGGTCAAGCCGCTCTATCCCGAGATCTTCGACGACTGGTCGAAGCGCCACGTCCAGACGCCAGCCAATCCGCACGCTGCTGCCGATGCTTATCTGCAGCACGCACGCGGCTTCGACCTCATGGGCCTGCGCGGCTGCTACACGCAGGAGGTCTATCACGACCGCGACCGCAACATCAGTTCGGCGACCGTGCGCTTCCCACTGCCTGGCGCGCCCAACACCTATTGGGAACGGCTGATCGATCAGCCCGCGCGGTTCGGTAAGAAGAAGGCCGTCTTCGCCTGGGGATGCAAATACACCGGCCTGTGGTGGGCGATGCCGGCGCACACCATGGCGGCGCTCGCCGCAGCCGAAGAGGTCTGGATCGCGGAGGGCATCTTCGACGCCATCGCGCTCAATCAGTCCAGCGCCTTCCGCGATCGTGGCGCGATCGCCGTCAGCACCCTGTCGTGCAACAACTATCCGGCCACCGCGCTCGACGAGCTGCGCAAGGCCGCTGCCGATGCCAACCGCTCCGCGCCGCGCCTCGTCTTCGCCTATGACGTCGGCGCGGCCGGCGTCCGTTACACCCGTGAATTCGTCAAGAAGGCACGCGAGGCAGGATTCGAATGCGGCGCCGCGCAGGTCCGGCCCGATGGCGAGGGTGACAAGCACGACTGGAACGACCTGCATCAGGCGCACCAGCTCGGCGCCGAGGATCTCGCCGGCTACCTGTGGAATGGCGACGTCACAATCGCCGCCAGCGCCACCGAAAAGGCGATGCTGATCTACCGGAAGGAGCATTACGCCTCCTTCCCCCTCACCTTCGCCGGCAAGCAGCTATGGGCGAGCTTCTCCGTCGAGCGGATCAACCAGATCCAGCAGATGTGGAACGACAGCAACGACCCCGAATTCGACCACATCAAGGACATGTCGCCGCAGGAGCGGCTGGACCTGGCTGCGGAACAGGCCGTCGACATTGACGAAGTCGCAAACTGCGTCTTCCGCACCCTCTATTTTCAGCGCGACCCGAACATCGAAGAGGGCGCCTATTTCCTCCGTATCGATTTCCCGAAGGGCCGCCACACCGTCAAGGCGACCTTCTCCGGGTCCGCCTGCAGCACGAACGGCGAGTTCAAGAAGCGCCTCGCCTCGATCGCGGCTGGCGCGCAGTGGACCGGGTCACAATTCCAGATCGACCGCCTGATGCAGCTCCAATGGGGCGCGCTGCGCATGGTCGAGGCGATCCAGCACACCGGCTATTCCAAGGAACACGGCGCGTGGATCTTCGGCGACATCGCCGTACACCGCGGCCGGGTCCACGAGCCGAACGAGGACGAATATTTCGTCCTGGGAAAGCAGTCGGTCAAGCTGCGCACTACCGACCGGCTGCTGCGCATCACCTACGAACCGGACCGGCTCAACCTCGCCTGGGTGCCGCCGCTCGTCACCGCCTACGGGGTGAAGGGCATCGTCGCCCTCGCCTTCTGGACGCTGTCGCTCTTCGCCGATCACATCCGCGCCGAACAGGATAGCCTCGCCTTCCTCGAAATGACGGGCCTGCCCGGCACCGGCAAGACGACACTGCTCGAATTCCTGTGGAAGCTGCTCGGCCGCTCCAATTACGAGGGGTTCGATCCGACCAAGGCGACCAACGCCGGTATCGCCCGCACATTGGGGTCAGTCGGCAACCTCCCCGTCGTGCTGATCGAGGCCGATCGCGGACAGGATACCCCCCACGGCCGCAAGTTCGAATGGGACGAGCTGAAGACCGCCTACAACGGTCGCGCCGTCCGTACCCGCGCCATCGCCAACGGCGGCATGGAGACGTTCGAACCGCCATTCCGCGGCGCGATCGTCGTCGCCCAGAACGACACGGTCGAAGCGTCGCCGGCGCTGCGCGAGCGCATCATGGCGATCCACTTCGACAAGAGCCTGTTCAGCGTCGCCGGCAAGACGGCGGGCGAGCAGCTCGCGCGGATCGACGTCGGGGACGTGTCGGGCTTCATCGTCCACGTCGTCCGGCGCGAGGACGACATTCTCGCCACCTACCGCGAGGCGTTCAAGCACCACGAAGCCCGGATGCTCGCCAACAAGGCGATCCGCAACGGGCGACTCGCCAAGAACCACGCCCAGCTAGCCGCGATGCTCGACGCCATGCGGATCGTCGTGCGCAACCTCACCGACGATCAGGTCGGCCGCGCGCACGACTTCATCACCACCATGCTCGAAGAGCGCCAGCGCGCGGTGGAAACCGATCACCCGCACGTCGAGTGGTTCTGGGAGCGGTTCGACTATCTCAATCACCCGGCCACCGCCCAGGCCGGCGCCATCGACCACAGCCGCGTCCCCGACGTCCACGCGATCAGCTTGGTCGATTTCGAGAAGCGCTGCGCCGACGCCGGCCTGCGCCTGCCCTGTTCCACCAACGAGCTGAAACGCCTGCTCAAGACCAGCAAGCGACGCAAGTTCGTCGACGTGAAGGCCACCAACAGCCGCCTCACCGAAAAGACGGTGAATTGCTGGGTCTTCCGCAACCCCGACCACCAACCCGCCGCCCCCGCCCGCTGAAAGGAGCCACCATGTTGCACGCCTGCATCCCGTCTCGTCGCACCGGCCTATCCGACGCTGTCGCCACGATCATGACGGCCGATCGCTATCTCACCCTGCGCCGCGAGGCCGCCGGCCTGTCGCGAATGCAGGTTGCCCGGCGCCTGTACGATATTCAGATTCGGCGCTTCGCCGGGGGCCGGCGCCCGCGCCGCCTGTTCGACTGCATGGCCCAGGCGTTGACGTTGATCGAGCAGCTTGAGCTGCCCGGCGCCCGTGCAAAGTATCGGCCGATCATCGACGTCCTAGGCGGCATCTTCCCACTCGATGCGGACGTCTACCACCAGCTCGCCGACGAACCCGCCGATCGTCACCCCCGCGTCTGCACCGGCTGCGGCTGCTCGGCCGCCGACCCCTGCACGCATGACGACGGCCTCTGCTCGCTCGACGGCGCGGCCTGTTCGATCTGCACCGATATGCCTCGCGCCGTCCCCACCTTCCGCGTGTGGCGCGAGCTGCGCGACGAAGCCCGCGCGATCGGGGTGGGGGCATGACCATGCTCACCCTGCGCAGCGTGCGCGGTGCCGGCGGGGAAACTCGCCTGGTTCCCACACCCTACGTGCCGCCAAAGCGCGGCGCCAAGGCGCGAACGCGTCATGTGCCCGACCCGATGGTCACGGGCGGCAATCAGGCCGCTGACGAGCTGCGCGTCCTGCTCGAACGCGTCGAGCGCATCGATCAGGAGATCGAGGGCATGCAGGACGATCGCCGGGACGTCTTCGCCGAGGCCAGGGGCCGCGGGTGGAGCGACAAGGTGATGCGCGACATCCTGAAAATCCGGAAGCTCAAGAAGGAGGAATTTCAGGAAAACGCAGCGCTGCTCGAAACCTACATGATCTCGCTGGGGATGCTGTGATGCAGCCCCGCTTCGATCGCCGCCAGCTTGCCTGGGTCGCGGGCCACCTCCATCATCAGCGCGTCGTCGGCTACCCCGACCTGATCGCGGCCGGCACGCTGAAACTGCACGTCGCGCGCAACGCGCTGCGCATCAGCTGCGCCATCGCCACCGACTGGTGGCTGATCGCGATGGTGCAGCCGCATCAGCCGTGGCTGGACGATCCGGCACAGGGCGGCTCGACCGCCGACGAACGCCGCGACACGCTCGCCGCCTTCGCCCGCCACGCCCGCGCCGCGGCGCAAGCCGCGCCCTACGACGATCTGCTCGGCGAGATCGCCGACGCCGTCGACGTGCTGATCGCGTCCGAAGACGTCCATCCGTCCCCCCGGTTCCTCGCCGACATGACGATTGAGCTGCGCGACCGCGCCGCGGCCGATCGCGCGCGCACGGTGCCGTCCGCCACCCTTTGGAGAGCCGCAGCATGACACCCGCGCCCGCCCCCCGTCACCCGCGCCTCAAGATCGCTGCGATCATCGTCGTCGCGATCCTCTGTGCGCCCATCACCATCGTGATCCTGATCGCCAGCATCAAAGCCCAGGGGAACCGCTGATGTACCGCCCCGTCATCGACCGCATCGCCCTGCGCGGCGAGGAGATCGCCCGCATCGACGCGATCAGCCGCACCCGCGCGCTGACCGAGGCCGAAAGCATCCGCCTGCAGAACCTGCTCTACCGCGAACGCTACGACGCCCACCGCGCGCGCCGGCGGCACGCCGCATGATGCGGCAGACGATCACCCGCCGTATTGTGCAGGCCGGATGCTTTGTTTGCCATGGCCCCGATGCACGTTGGTTTGGCGGGCAGGCCCAAGGCACGGCTGCCCGCCACCATGACGCTACCAAGCACCTAACGTGGTGCGACGTAGTGTTGGCCGTCCGCTACGGACGGGAGGAAGCGGACGAGCGGCAATTCGATATAGAAGCCGCCATCTCGGGAAAGGGTGATTGATGCCGATCGCGCCCGAGAACCTCGCCCGTTATCCCGCGGATTGGCCGGAGATCAGCCGCCGCATCCGCTTCGAACGCGCCGGCGGTCGATGCGAATGTCAGGGCGAATGCGGCCACGATCACGCCGGCCGCTGCCCAGAGCGACACGGCGAGCCGCACAGCGTCACCCGCTCGACCGTCGTTCTGACCGTCGGCCACACTACCCATCAGCCCGAACGATCGGGCGACGACGAGCTGCGCGCTTGGTGCCAGCGCTGCCACCTCGCCTATGATCGCGATCACCACAGCGCCAACGCTCGCCGCACCGCGTCCCTCCGCCGCATCGATCGTGCCGGCACCTTGGAGCTATTCGCCGACGATCTTGGCGACCGGACTCGCCAGCCGGTCGCCTTGCCCGACGTCGCACCGCTCGCGCCGGCACCGTCCGCCGGCTGGCCATTCGCTGGCCTGACGCCCGGCCGCTATGGCGTCATCCTCGCCGATCCACCGTGGCGCTTCCTCAACCGCACGACGGCCGGCGAGAAGAAGAACCCGAGCGCACACTATGCGTGCATGTCGATCGCCGAGCTGGCCGCGCTCCCCGTCGCGCGCCTCGCCGCGCCCGACTGCGCCCTTGTCATGTGGGCGACGGCGCCGCTGCTCGACCGCGCGATCGAGCTGATGCGTGCATGGGGCTTCACCTTCAAGAGCGCCGGCGCCTGGGCGAAACGGTCCAAAGGCGGCGGGAAGTGGACGTTCGGCACCGGCTACGTCTTCCGCTCGGCCGCCGAATTCTACCTCGTCGGCACGATCGGCAAGCCGCGCGTCACCTCCCGCTCGATCCGCAACCTGATCGAGGCGCCGGTACGCGAACACAGCCGCAAGTCCGACCAGCTGCACGCCGACGTCCAGCGCCTCTACGCCGGCCCCTACGCCGAGCTGTTCGCCCGCCAGCGGCGCGGGGGCTGGGACGTGTGGGGCAACGACCTCGATCGGTTCGCCGGTGGCTAGTCGTGCGCCCCCGCCGCCCGAGCTGATCGCCTTCGTGGAGGCGCTCGCCCGCGCCGATGTTGCCAGAAGGTATGCCGACGCGCAAAAGCGGTCGGTTGTTGCAAAGGAACCGCGCCGTGCGGACCGTCGTCTACGCCCGCTACTCAAGCCAGCTGCAGAACAGCCGGTCGATTGAGGATCAGATCGCGGTCTGCCGGGAACGAGCGGACCGCGAGGGGTGGACGATTGTCGACGTATTTACCGACTATGCGATCAGCGGCGCGGCCGGGATCGGCGAGGCGCAACGTCCCGGCCTGAACGCCATGCTCGCCGCGATCGATGCCGGCGGGATCGATCAGATTTTGACGGAATCGACAGACCGCATCGCGCGGCACCAAGGGGACGCCTTTGCGATCCGCGAGCGCATCCAATTCGCAGGCGCTCGCATCTTCACCCTGATGGACGGTGAGGTCGATGACATCACCGGCACCATCAAGGGTCTGATGGACGCACGGTTCCGGAAGGACCTGGGCGCCCGCGTGAAGCGTGGTCAGCGCGGCGCCGTGCAGCAGGGCCGCGCTGCCGCCGGCATCGCCTACGGCTACAGCCGAGCCAACCGGCTCGACGAACGGGGCGAGCTGATCCGTGGCCTGCGGGCCATCGACGCTGATCAGGCGGCGATAGTGGTGCGGATCTTCACCGAGTATGCCAGCGGCCAAAGCCCGAAGGCCATCGCCGCCCGCTTGAACGCAGAGGGTGTGCCCGCGCCCCGAGGTCAGACTTGGCGCACGACGACGATTTCAGGGGATCGGAAGCGCCAGAACGGCATGCTCAACAATCGCCTCTATATCGGCGAGCTGATCGTCAACCGCACGAGCAAGATCGCGAACCCCGTGACCAGGCGGTCCGTCATCCGGCCGAATCCTGAAAAGGATTGGGTTGTTGAGCAAGTGCCCATCCTTCGCATCATCGACGATGCTCTCTGGGCGAGCGCGCAGGCGATGAGAGAACGCCTGCAGGGCATTCCCTTCGACAAGACACGCCGGCCGAAGCATCTGCTGTCAGGCTTGGGTCAATGCGGCGTCTGCGGTGGCGGCTGGGTCAAATACAACCGCGATCAGTGGGGTTGCGGTCGGTACCGCGACGGGCGTGGCTGCGAGAACGGCCGCTCGATCTCGAATCAGCAATTCGAGAAGCGGGTGCTTGCCGGTCTGCAGGACGAGCTGTTGCACCCTGATCTGGTCGCCTCCTACGTCCGTGCTTGGCATGTCGAAAACGCGCGCCGCGCCCAGGTGACGACACGCGAGCGAGCCAAGATGGAGCGCCGCCACGAGGAAGCTGTGCGCCGTGTCGATCGCCTGATCGAGGCGGTCGCCTGCGGCGCCGACGACTTCCGCGAGATTCGCGAAGTGCTGGCGAAGGCCCGCGCCGATCGAGACTCGTTGGCGGCGCAGCTCGCGGATCTGGACGCCTTACCGGTCATCGCCCTCCACCCCGGCCTAGCCGACGACTATCGCCGACAGGTGGCGGCCCTGAACGACGCGCTCGGCGAGAACGACGCTAGTCGCCTAGAGGCGGTGCCCCGTCTTCGCTCCCTGATCGATCGCATCGTCCTCACGCCACACCCATCCGGTCGCGGCGTAACCGTCTCGATCACCGGCCGCTTGGACGAGATAGTCCGTCTCGCTACGGGGCGCACTGCGTCGGCACTGACACCAGCCAAGAAGCGCCTCGCAGCACTTACCTGA